GTATAAGGCGCTTGAGAAAGAACGAGACGACGCCTTGGCTGCTCTTTCGACCAAGAAGATGAATCTAGTCGCCGCAGAACGATACCAGATGGGCAGGAAAGTCCCGCATGGGCAGCCAATCGCGTTTCAGGGCACCCCCTTCCAATCCATTCCGAGAACGGAACGTGAAGAGGGGCTTATGTCTCTTTCACCTGTGGCTACTGGTTCATGGAGTAAAAAGCAAGCAGAGGACTCCAACAAGGCAAGGTTAACGGAGATTAAGGCTATTGAGGAGGCAGAGGCAAAGGTCCTGTCTCACTATGAGGAGCAGAAGGGCATATTAGATGAACAATTGGATGCTCACGACAGAAGAATTACATCTGCGCAAACAGCGGCGGATAGCGAAACTTATATCAATCGGCTCAAAAACATAACAAATGAAAAAATAAAAGAAATTATAGCGAACCGAGAGGAAGAAGTAAATCTTGGGGACATTCTTTTAGCACAGCAAATAAAGGAAGCTGAGCTTATGCGAAAAAGGAAGATGGGGCTGGACGGAAAATCTGCATGGAGAGAGGCTCTTGTGGATCTCAGGGGCGGTATGCAGAATGAGCTAGACTATTTTGAATATAATTTAACCCAAAACGTTGCTGGTAAATTTAAGGATGGGATGGTCGACGCGATACAGGCCGCGATAAATAAGTCCGAAGACCTTGGAGATTCCTTAAGAAATCTTGCGATTGATCTATTGGGTATGATACAAAAGGCATTTTTGCAAAGGGCGGTGGGTATGATGATGACACCGCTGTTCGGTGCCATGGGGATGTCTTCGGGAGGCCAAGTTCCAGCAAGAGTCTCGAACGGAGAATACGTCATGAGCAGGGGTGCGGTAAATAGATACGGCGGCGGCTTTATGCATGGCTTGAACGCAAGGGGTAAAGTTCCTGGATACGCACATGGCGGAGAGCACAAGAACGAACCTGGCTCTGCTCTCGCAACTGGATTCGGCGGCGGAGAGGGTTGGGAATCTGGAAATCTTTACCAAAAGAAGGCGATGTCTGGCTTCTTTTATAGCGGGGCATCTGGGAATCAGTTATTGGGCGAAGACACTTCCACCGCAAAAGGCATTTTAGCTGAGCGAGAAAGAAAAAGACAGGAGAAAAAAGCAAAGAAAAGAGCGATGATGCAAATGCTTATCTCCACCGTGCTGACCGCTGGATTGACTTATGGCATGGGCCAAATGTTTGGCGGAGCGGGGCCCATGGCGGATTTCGAAGGAGGAGTGCCTGGATCCTATAACGCAGCTGAAGCGGCATACTTTCCCCGCGCGCAACTCGACGCGCTCGGCACCCCGAGCAGTTCAATAACGCCATGGTCTCGTGGAGGGGTGATAAGAAAATATGCTCCAGGCGGATACATTTCTGGAAGGTCTGGGATAGATCAAATCCCCGCCATGCTCAGCGAGGGAGAATATGTAATCAAGCAAAGCTCCGTTCAAAGACTCGGCAGGCCGCTACTCGACAGAATCAACGCTGGCAAGTTTGCGGATGGCGGGCCAACAAGCCCAATCGCAGAACAATCTGAAACATCCGCAACTGGCGGAGGCAACACTAACAACATTAATATTTCCGTCAATGTCGCAAAGGGTGGAGAAAAGAAAGATAACGCAGACACTACTGGAGAAAGCCCCTCTGACACCGTAGAGGAAAATAAGAAAAACAAAGCTTTGGCCGAGAAACTTCGATCAGAAGTGGTTACTATAATAGTAGAAGAACAAAGGCCAGGAGGCCTTCTAGATGCATGAGCTCCTCAAATTATGAACAAACAGTCGTTGTCGATTCTGTTGCTCTCTCTGGGGTATCTTCCGTAGATGGTAGTTATGGAATAACAGAACGACCAATAAAGGTCGCTGGAGTAGGTTTCATTGATGCGTTTGTGGAGGGCCCCACAGAAGGCGCTTTTAAGATAAGTCGAAAGATGGTGAGTAGAGACCCTCTTCTTACTCTCACTCCCGCAGCCAACTACGCTTATGACGACACTTATATCAGCGGGGCTATATTATTTGAGAATGGTACAAAGGGTTTTGGTTTTACCAAGGGAAGAATAACTAGATACTCTGTAAGTTGCAATGTTGGGCAACTGCCAGAAATCAATACCGATATTAGGGTGTTTGGAGATCTTGGTAGTGGGGTAATGATGGCTCCAGCTTCAATCGATCACCCACCTATTCAGTTTCCTAATCAAGCGAGCATCAGCGTGAGCGTCAGCGACTTCACGACTGACGCGATAACGTCTTTTAATTATAGTAGAGGATTAAACCTGCAACCTGTTTATGCAATACCAAAAGGAACCTCTTCTGATTGGAGCGCAGGAACTGCCGCCACCTACGCCAACGAAGACCCTGTTCAAATTGACACTCAATACCCCATAGAAACTGATATTAGTTTTACTATGATTGCGGAAGACTATCAGGCAAGGCAAATGAAAGATAAATTTAAAGGAGCTTTAAAAACCGATGTCGTTATTGATATAAAAGATGGGCAAGACGGAACCATGATTAATAGCTTTACTGGAAAAAATGTTAGGTTAATTGGAGAAACAACTAATGCTTCAACAGAGGGGGAGTTGCAAATATCTTTGAGCTACAAGGGGTACGAAACCCTACATAATCCCGTGTCATGAGCCAGCCATTCCTTAGATTCGAAGATGGTAAGATCGCTCTTGGCGGAAAGGATCTGCTGGTTCAAAGCGCTCAGCTGAGCATCGCTCCATCATTGGAGGCGGATAGGGTTTACGGAGACTACGATGCTGGTTTGGCTGGGGCTAAAATCGAGCTCCCCACGAGAGCTTTCTCTCCAGTAGGAGGGCTCGTAGGCTCCTTGAGTATTACTTTTATAGTAACCGCAGATTTTTTCGCTCAAAATCAAACCGTAAATTCAATAGACAGATTATTTGATATAAGTTCTGGGATGAGCGAGGCTCCAATTAATGGGAATATAGTGGGAAGGTATGTTTTCGATCACATGTACCTCAAGGATTTCGGCTTTTCCCTGTCTCCATTTAGGACAATCGTGGCCAAGGCCAGCTATAATATATACGGAACGATAAGAAAAAGAGTCTCCGAAAGGTTTACAAGGGTCTCGCTTGACCCCGCTCATGGTTTAAAATCTTTTGGGGAAGTTAAGGCTAGCGGCTCAAGCATGGATTCTTATTCTGGAGGACGATTTGAAGTTACTCAATTGGAATATAATATATTGGTTGGGAGGAAGATAAGTAATTTAATACGAGAATCAGAGCACACAACCGTCAATACAAGAGCTGACGGAGTGTTGCCGTCTAGGGTTTCTGTGGAAAATATTGAAGTGACTATGACCGTAAAGGGAAATGAAATAGTAAGAAATTTAAACCCCATGGGGGACGCTCAGTCTGGGACCACCCCAGATGGATTAAGTGATTCGTCCATCGATGCGTACCTGTATAGCTTGAGCGGAAACAGGATAGCTAAATTTTCTTGCACTGGAAAAATAATGCAACAATCTCTAAGCGTTGCTGAGGGAGCGCATTCAATGGGCAGTTTAACAATTAAGCAAATTATAAAATAATGTCTCAGGTTCCTCATTATTTAACCCACGTATCTAACTACTCTGGTATATTTGCCACTGGACAAAGTTATGAAAAGTTTGATTTCGTTTATAATACGGGGAACAGCAGGTTTTATTATGCTAGAGATAATTTAGCCTACGGCGGAGGAGTAACCCTTTCCTCCGCAAATAGATTTGCGTTGATCGCGGATGCGCCAGAGTCAAATGGGAGAACTGGCCATTACATATTTGATGAAGACAATGCAATGCAGCAACTTGGCGCCGAATTTAAGATTGGGCAAACTATAAATATTGCTGGGTCAACTGGAACCAATGATGGAAATTACAAAATACTGGCTCTAGAGCCTAATTATGCCGAAAACCCCTTCACTCCGACAGGGACAATCACTGGAGCGATGGATGCAGCCTACTTGGGAACGAACCCTCATGATACATGGTGGCTATCTTCTTGGTTTTTTAACAGCTATCCAGGCGGTGGTACAAAATCGATTAATCAAAGACAGTTTTCTTGGCGCGGGGAAAATTGGTTCGATTATGTTGATAATTATGATGACCTCAAGAACGCCTACGCTTCTTACGAACAAGGGCTACAAGGTGGGCAAACACGAGAGTATGGGCCTTATAGTATATACGAGGGTGATCTAACTCAATATGAGTGGGGTTGGCACCATTGGCATAATTATGGAAGGAACGAGGGAAGGGTGATTCCTGTCGACAGCAGGTTTATTTACAATTCCGCAATAGGCTGGAGCTATATAACCCCCTCTCACGAAACAAATCAGGAGCTTTGGTTTTCTCCTCCCGTAACACCAGATGAAAATCCAAACCTAGATGATGATCTTTGGTTCTGGGCTAGTTCGGGAACTATGGGCCCCGACGCAGGGGGGTCCGCAAGCTGGACTTATCTTTCGGTAACTGGAACGGGTCAAGCGGGCCCAGAAGGGTGGGTTCATTGGCAAAAAAATAAGAAGCCTAATTACAGGAACTCTTACAACACCCACGTTTACAACTCTGGGAATGGGGAGTGGTATCTATATGACACGAATCCGATTCGGAAGCATAGATGGTCTGTCGATGCGGAATTTACTCTAACCACTGCTCCCAATGCTCCTCCAGCTGGCCCAACTGCAGAAATGGAAGCCTTAAAGCCTACAGTCCTGCCAAAAGGGTATATCGGGACTAGGCTTTGGGTGCAGGGAACCTCGAACGCTCATAAGTTTGACTCTAATGAGCCGTCGAGCTCTAATAGCTTAACTCTTTCTACCTTAGATTCAGATCCAAGCGCTAATCCTGATTCTTGGTCTAGCGACCTGTTTTACTTTGATGCAGATTATGGGACGACGGTAAACTTTAAGGCTAATAATGACCGTTTTAAATATGGAAACGGATATTATATTCTTCAGCCTAAAAATATCAACTCCGTAAATGCGGAATTCAATCTTGAGTTCAATAATAGAACTAATAAAGAAGCAAATGCAATAATTCATTTTCTAGAAAACCACCAAGGGCAACACGAGACTGATCGACCTTCTCAGAATTTAAAATATACGCAAGGCATATCGGGTTTTCGTTGGGATGGAAATGCAACCTTTCACCCTTATGACTCAACGGAAACCCAGTCGAAAAAGTTTCTGTGTTCTGAGTTTAGCCACTCGCTTAGCTTCGAAAACAGTAATAACCTAAAGGTTAAGCTTAGGAATTTGGACACCTCTATCCTCAATAAATCCGAGCAATTGTATGTTAATAAGGCTCCAACTTATTCTGATTCTTCAACATACCAAAAAGATGATGTCGTTTTCTATACTGGAAATCATCAATATTATTACTGGCATAGCTCTACCAGCACAAGCAGTAAGCCTCCTGCGGAACCAACCCCAACATGGGATGCCGCGTCTGGCTACTTTACCGATTTAAATACTGGATATTGGACTAGAGACTTCTTGTGGAAACCCTCGATTGGATTAGAGGTAAGTCAAAACCCAAAGCTAATGGATAGCAATATTGGAGGGGGGTATACTCAAATGTATAACGATGGGATTAATGAGAGTATGCTAAAGCTAAGCCTGCAATTTAAAAACAGGAATGATGAAGAAGCTTATTCCCTGCTGCATTTTCTCGAATCTCATTGCGGGTGCATTCCTTTTAACTTTAGCCCTCCAGCCCCATACGAAAGAACTCAAAATTTTGTTTGCGAGGAGTGGTCCCACCAGTACAAGTATAAGGATAGCCATGTTATTTCCGCCACTTTTGAGCAATACCCTTTTAGTTTCAGCGCGGGACAATATACGGATTCAGTACCCCCTCCAGAGGTTAGTTCTGGTCAACTTATATTCACCAGCCCATTATCTTTTGCTCAACGGGGACAAGAAAACTTAATTCACACTGGACAGCATGTTCGGGCAAGAATGAGGTTTAAAAATGTGGGAGACTCTCTTCTCGATGTTTATAGTGGCCAAGTGTCTGGTCGAGTTGAGGGAGCGGATTATTTCTTTCTTGGGCAAACTGGAAATAATAATATTCCATTAATTTCCGATTCCCTTGCTTATGACAAGTATGTCGTTCCGATACCTTCTGTTGGAGCTCCGTTTTATTTAGATGGGAAAAATGTTAGGATATCAAAAAATTATTCTGACGGGGCCATAGGCGGGCATTATTTTACTGTGGTAGATGAAGATGGCATAAATGTAATCGTTGATGGACATAGAGACATATATTTTCAAAATAACAAGGGGGGGATAATTTCTGGAATCGAAGCCGTTTCAACCGCGCCGACTCCGTTCTCATATTATGTGAACCAGCCGCTCTTTACCACGGGAAACTCAATCGATTCTTTGGCGGGAGGAGGAGAGGGTTATGCGGATGTTATTTTTAGCGGAGTGACCGCTGCGGGAGTAACCGATTATTTAGTATCGGGCGGTGTGCATGACGAAGATTTTCTTGAAGCTTATGAGGGGGGATCCTATTATAATATAATTATAGAAACAACTGACATTTATTATTACGGAGATGCAACCGTTTATAGCAGTGACGAATTCAGCCCTCAAAGCGGAGAGCTAAGAACTTATATCACATCAAGGGGCTAAAATAATATGGCAAAATCACAATCAAATTTTAACAAGCAGCTTACGTCTCTAACCCCAGATACGGTTATCGACCTTTATGAAATTGACTTTAGTAACCTTCAGGCGGATTTCGAGGCCCTTAAGGACGTAGAGGGAATAAACCTCGCATCTGAGCCAGTTTACAGGTTTTGCCCGATGATCAACTCTGCTAATCCAATAATTTGGAGGGGTAAGTCTTATCAGCCCTTGCCTATGAAGATGGAAGGTTTTGAACATAAATCTGATGGAAGGCTGCCTAGGCCGAAGCTTTCTATAGCAAATCCAGAGGGTTTATTGTCTATGATAGTTCATGTTAACCATGACTTCTCTAACTGTAAGGTAACTAGAAAAAGAACTTACGCTAGATTCCTGGATGATGAAAATTTTGGGAACAGGAATTTAAATGAAGCGGGAAAGAATCCTTTTGGTGAGGCAGATCCAGATTCATCTTACGACGACGATGTTTATTTTATTAATAGAAAAACCGCAGAAAATAAATTCGTATTAGAGTTTGAGCTTGTCTCAGCCTTGGAGCTGGAGGGGGCGGAGGTTCCCGCAAGACTAGTTCTGTCTGGGTATTGCCCCTGGAAATATAGGTGCTCCGTTGGCTGCGGATACAAAGGAATGCCTATAGAGAATACTGACCGTGTCGATCTTACCGCTCACAATTCAACGGCGGCGGATGCAGAAAAATATGATCAGTCTGGTGCCCCAAATTTTCCAGAATGGAAGTTTTATGGAAAGGCTGGATCTAGCAGCGATGAGCGGGGTTACGACAAGGGTGATGTTGTGAAGATGATACCTGTTCATAATACCGACCCCGCCCCATTGGTTTTTGTTTGCATTGAAGATCATGATTTGGCCAAAGAGCATCATCCTTTGTTCGACAGGAAGATTTGGGCGTTGGATGAATGCAGGAAAACAGTGGACTCCTGTAAGTTAAGATTTGGAAAACCTTCCATCCACAATAAGTCTAGAGGCAAGGGCCTTCCGTTTGGGGGCTTCCCGTCTACTCAAAGATATGAATTCGATAGGTAAAAAGTTATTATCTAAAGTTAAAAATTTTTCCTTGTCTTCTCCAGAGGTGGAGGTCTGCGGTTTAATAATTGAGTCTGGAGGCTTGTTGTCTCTTGTTCCGTGTGTGAATGAGCACTCTCTGCCAGAGCTTGCCTTTAGAATATCTGCGAGAAAATTTTTATCTTACAGGGACATAAGGTATGTTTATCACTCTCACCCTAGGTCATCTTCCATCCCATCTTCCCGCGACAAGCGTTATGCTGACGAACTAGGGGTGCCTTTTTTGATTTACAGTGTGCCAGACGACAATTTCAATTTATATAAAAATAAAGTGTATAATTCTGTTGGGTATAAGGTATAATGAAGGACGTATATTTACATGGAGCTTTAGGCAAACGATTTGGTAAAAAATGGCGGTTTGCCGTCCGCACACCAAACGAAGTATTTCGGGCAATCCATGCAAATACAAATGGTTTTCTTGAGTATCTTAATCGGCGGGCTAGAGAAAACGTAGAATATGCGATAGTCACTAAACCGCCCGAGCAAATCTGGGAAGAGTTGACAGGCGATTCAGCAAAAGACATGAAGCGGATAAACGGTTATGTTGTCACTGAACACGACATGGATATAAAATTAAAATCTACCGAGCTCCATGTGATTCCGTTGGTTGAGGGAGCGGGGGCAGAGTTCGTATTGGCTACGTTTCTCAAAAAAATGCTTGTCGCTATTGTCGTCGCAATCATTGTCGGAGGAATAATGAAAATGCTTTTCAAGCCTCCCGAGAAGAAGGACCCAATCCAAACAAAATCATACTTATTTAGCGGAGCGAGAAATGTCGAAAGGCAAGGTATACCAGTTCCGTTGGGTTATGGAAGAATGCGAATAGGTTCTGCCGTGATTGGCGCGGAAAAAAGGTCTTTCCTTATGTCTGGCACAGATAGGACCTCAAAGCCAGAAGTCACCCTTGAGTCTTATTCGAACTTTAGATATACAGAATTATTGTGTGAAGGCCCTATAGATGGGTTCGTTAATGCAAACGGAGGGCCAGTGTCTTCTTCCTTCGATGGAATTTTAGAGGGCGTTTACTTTAATGAAACTCCCGTCAAAAATACACCCATTACTAATCTAGATTCGGGAACCCCTAATGAGAACTTAATTGATAAAGCAGCC